TGCTCCGATACTATTGCCTGTAACTTACCATCCTTATCAACGGTAATGTTTATATCGTGTTTAAAATCACTATTGTTCTCTCTGATTTTAATGTCTATTGAACCACCTTCCCCATAACGAAACATAATGAATCGACTATCTTTCACTTCCCACTTATCAGGATTCTTACAGTGTTTAAATACAGGATTTGAATGTTTGTCCTCATATCCCTTTATCCAAGGTGTATTTTCATTTAAGTTTAACCAGTTTTTCATAATACAGGATACTCCTCATTTCTTACAAACTCTGTTTTTTTAGTCTTAAAATCATCCATCAATCTACTAACTTGTAACCTATCAAGACCTGCAAGGTGTTGGCAGTTCTCTAGACAACGATAGATACATTCCCTATCAGAAATGGGTGGAGAAATCTCCCACCCATCCTTATCATAATACTTTTTACCCTTAGTGACTTGTGCCTCTACGTGTCCAAGATCTTGTTTCTTGGAAGGATTAGAATAACTATGCTTTTCCATTACTGCCAAGGATCATATGGTGGTTCAGATTCATTGATACGATGCTTAAAATGTTCTGTATCAAAGTATGAAACTCCTAATGGTTTGACATCATCATATGCCATCCTCATCTTCCTATGATACTCACGTTCATCTAATACTTCATTGATAAGTATCTTTGCCTCCTTAACCATTTCAGGAGTGAACAACCTCATAGGATGTATCTCCATAGGTTTATGTTTCTGTGGTTTTGGTGATCCTTTATAATTGGGATCAACAGGTCCACTCATCCCTTGAGTATCAATCTTACTCATTGGTCTTACCTCTATAATAATCGCCCAATGTACCACTCATCAGAGTTTCACTGATCTCACCTGCTGGTGTAGTGATAGTAGGTTCTATGTGATTATTCTTTTTACCAAATGGTATTTTAACTGGTGGACAATGTGGATTATCCATTGACTTAATCAAATCAATTACGTGATCTCTCAACGCAATCATTTCATCATAACATTCTTGATTATATGCACATCCTCTCAATCTATCATCAGGTTTATACAATGACTCTAGTAATAGAGTTCTACCACGATCCCATTTTTCTTGCTCATTCATAAGAACTTCTCCAATGATCCTTTTTTCTTGAGTTTCTTTTCAATAGAAATTTGTTTCTTTATGTATGAAACTGCTTCTTTGTAGTTTCTACATATCTTCATCCACTCACCATTGTGAAGAATACCTAACTTCTTCTTACTTCCCATAACAGGAATTGCTGCCCAAGATCCATCTTTAGTTACATATCCTTCAGGTTGTCCACCATCAGGATCAAGTATGTCTCTATTGGGACAAGTGTAAAACTTGCGATAGTCTGAAGGTACTCTACTCACCTGCAATCTCCTTTATATCAAATATACTATAAGGTACGAAACCTGCATCTATAATGGTATCTTCTCCACCTTCTAACCTATCTACAATGGACACAATGTTTCTTACAACATACCCTGCTTCAACCACTTTATTTGCTGCTTTAATTGCAGATCCACCTGTGGTAATAACATCCTCCAAAATTGTAATTCTAGACCCTTCTGGGGGCATAGAACCCTCAATCCAAGCAGCAGTGCCGTGTCCCTTTGGTTCTTTTCTTATAATAAGAGAATCTAATTCACGACCCTCCGTCCAAGCGTGTAAAGCAACACCAACAACTAATGGATCAGCACCTAATGTGAGTCCTGCAACTGCCACAGATTCCTTTTCAACAAACTGAAGCATCAACGGACTGAATAGAGACAACCCTTCTCCACTTAATGTAACTGGTTTACAATTCACATAATGTGGACTTTTCTTACCCGATGACAATGTGAAGTCACCTCTGCGGTATGCTTTTTCTTTTAACAATTTTAAAAGATGTTCTCTACAAGTATCAAGCATTGGATTAGAATTTAGCGTTAACTGAAATCACTCTGGCGTTTGGATTACGAGCAAGTGCAACTTGTCTCGCTTCATTATAGTCTCTTGCTTGTACTTCTTCCTTGAAGACTGTACCAGCAACATAAAGTTCGACTTCACATCTCATTGGATAACTCCCTTGAATGATCTTATTATAGTTGATTTATGATGTCAAGTAAAGGGGATTGTGTCACTTCCACAACTGGCTCATACTCATCAATCCTTTTTTGTATCAGGTCACCATACTCTTCGTGCAACTCACATCCAATATAGTTTCTACCTAATGACTTTGCAACAGCAGCAGTAGTACCTGAACCCATAAAAGGATCTAGTACAATGTCACCCTGTTCAGAACCAGCAAGAATACAAGGTTCAATCAACTCTGCTGGATAGGTAGCAAAATGTGCTCCCTTGTATGGTTTCTTAGTTACACTCCATACTGATCTCTTATTTCTCTTCTCGTAACTCTTAGTTAAACCAGTGTGAGGGGATAGACCAGTGCCAGGATTATGATACTTGCCTTGAGTACGATCTCTAGTACCCCAATCTTTTGCTGGTTCTTTAATTGCTTCATTGTCATAATAATAATTCTTCTGCTTACTGAATAGAAAAATATATTCGTGTGCCTTAGTACATCTATCTCTAACTGACTCAGGCATTGGGTTGGGTTTATGCCATATAATATCCTGTCTTAGATACCATCCATCTGCTCTCATTGCAAATGCAAACATCCAAGGAATACCAATAAGATCCTTCTCTTTTAATCCTTCTAACTTAGTTCCTCTCTTGGCTGAACTTTCTGGTAGATCTTGATTAGTTTTAGATACTGATTGTTTAGGATATGTCTGACCTTTACCAGGTCTATAGTTATAATAACTATCTCCTAAATTTACCCATAGAGTTCCATCATCTGTGAGTACATTTTTCACCTCTTTAAATACATTTACCAAATTCTCGATAAATTTTTCAGGAGTTTGCTCCTGTCCTAGTTGATATTGCTCACCACCATAATCTCTCAATCCATAATAAGGTGGAGATGTAACGCACATCCTAGCACTCTTAGGTAGAAAAGCATGTAGAGTTCTCCTACAATCTCCAAATAATATTGTATCTCTCATTGAATCCACTGTGGTTTACGTTCAGGTTTGCGTAGATAGTTATCCTTTACCCAAGGTTTAGAATTGATATATCTTTTGTATGCTGTGATAGTGTCAATAGTTTTATCAAACTTCCACTCATCAGGCATAGCTCTTGTAAATGATTCTACCATACAATAGCAAGTAATAACTTCACCTGCCATCCTATGAAACATTTTCTTTGCTTCAAATAATGTATCAGAACATCCATGCACCTTACCGTAACGATAATTATACTCATCTGCTAAGGCACATCCGTGTTGAATCAACCAAGCAGTATTGAATATACTATTTGCTGCCCATTGAGTACAAGGATGATTACGAAATGCACCTTTCTTTGTAGCATAGGCAGTACCATCTTTCTTGTGAAGTTCACCCCAATCATAATACCACTTAGAGTATATGATAGAAAGCATTTGACAAGTCTCTAAAGGCATCTTAACTACGTGTTTATCAGGTAGTTCAGTAGCAGACTTATGTGGATCAGGATTAGTTACAAAGATATTCACGTATTTAAAACCCAGATTAATCTTACTACCATCATAGCAACAATGACATAATAAATCCACATAACCCACATACCAAATTGATTATAGGCACTTCCTCTTTTAAAATCAGTAACGGGTGGAACATTTCTTTTCCAAATGTCACTAGACATATACTCACTTTCGTGTGCTTTTCTATTCATTTCTTCCACTCCTCTAATATCCAAGAACTACTATTCTTTTTATCAGTACCACCAACACCCCATCTAAACTCTACTCTATCATCATCTTTAAACTTGATATACTCTGGAGTATTCTCGTTATGTCTATCTCCACCATTTGCAAAGATGACTTTGCCATAAACTGCTAATGCCATTGTAATAGCATCACAAGCACTATCATCTTTATCGTTAAATTCTATCACAATATCGGGTGTCTTTAATTCTTTAAGTATTTCCATTCTTTCTTCAATATTCATAAATGGTTTACCTTTCTTTCTAGTTAACCACTCATCAGAATTTACACAGACACACAATGAATCTGCTAACTTCTTTGCTTCTCTGAAGTATGCAAGGTGTCCTGAGTGTAATGGATCGAATCCACCACTCACCAAAACAACAGTCTTGTTCATTAATCCTTTTATTGTACTACCACTATAGCAGACTTATACTATGAAGTCAAGTTATCCCCTATCAGTTATGCTACCAAAGAAAGTTGTAATAGCATATCTTCCCCATCCATCATAATAATCTGAATTTTCTATCTTTACTTCCCTTACACCGTGTTCTACCCAACCAGGAAAAATTATAATTGAATTATTATCACAACCATACTCATAATCATATTTGGGAAAATACACCTCACCACCAGTAAATTTCTTCGGTTCTTTATGAGTATAGTAAAATGCTAAGAATTGCATTGATTTATCAGTATGTGCATTATAAGACTCACCATTATGATAATACCTTACCTTATGAGTATCCCAATTTGCCTTATTTGCAATAGAACAACAATCATGAATATCTGCAAAAACATCTAATATCCCACAACCAAATATCTTTCTCGTAACAGTAAGAATACTTGATAATGGTCTAAAATTTGGATTACCATTAATAACATCAGATGGTGCTTTAAATGTGTAATCTCGATAAACTTGATCTAATACTACTGCCTTTGATTCTGTATAATCTACAATACCACCATAATTTTTTGCTTCAAGCAATTTACCAGGATGTGTATAAAACCTAAGTTCTTCCCAAATTAATTCAAGTTCTTTCTCATTATAAAAATCTTTAACAATAATATGTGGAAATGGAGTATCATAGGCAGCTACTTTTAGTTCTTGTGTATCTTCCATTATTCATATCCTCCATTATCTTGAACAACTGCCCACGAAGTAGCAGTATATTTTGTTCCTCCTAATGGTGGATTACCCCTATGAACGTGAGTGTAACCAGCAGGAAATATTATAACATCTCCAGCAACAGCCTCTTCTCTTAAATTTTGATACAAAAATTCTGTCTCTCCACCATCAAAATCATCATTCAAATATAATTGAATAACAAACATTCTCGATGAAGAAATCATTGATCCATTCTCATAATGCCAAGAATGAAATCCACCACCAGAAGGAACCTTTTTCAACTTTACATCATAAACTAAAAATTTACTTTGTGCAAGTAAACTAAACCTATTAACATAATCATCTATACAAGGTTGATACTTTGGTAATATTAAACTTGAAACTCTTGCTGTAGATGGTAAATCTAAATCATAGTTATTATTAACACCTATTGTCTTATGATCTTCTAGATGATACTTACTCTTATCATAATATAATAAATTGTTTTCTTCAAGATATTCTACATAACCTATTATTTTCTTACAATCCTCTCTCGAAAATGCTCCTTTATATCTAACGATGAAATTATCGTTCATAATATCACAATACTTTTAAGTATTATATCACAAATAAATTATCGGTCAACTATGCTACACCAGATGGAATATTTGTATCTGGTTTACAAATTCCACCAGATTCTACAACTATAGTAGTTCCAAATGCAGCAATAGCATCTTTTCTTACTCCTGAACCATTAGCACCAGCAGTAGATTGTCCTGAATCACTCCCACTTCCAACATTGTTTCCACCAGATCCAGCAGTAGCAACTTGTTCATGATCACCACCTACTCCACCAGTTTGTCCTATTGCTTCTCCAGCATTATTACCACCACTTCCTCCTGCACCACCACCATTAGCTGCAGCAGATCCAGTACCTCCATCAGAAGCAGAAGCAACTTCATCACCACCACCACTTAATCTTTGTCCTCCTTCTCCAGCAGCACCAACAGGAAGTCCAGCACCTCCACCTCCACCACCACCACAGGCAGTTCGATCAGCACCACTATCAACTTGACGAGCTCCTCGTCCTCCACCACCTCCACCATATCCAGCAGAAATTAGACCACCACTCTTAATAACAACTTCAGCATGATAATCACACCCTAATCCACTTGTACCACCAAGTCCATTTCCAGGTGTAGTAGGTCCATAATCAGTAATTCCATCAGCACCATCACCACCCTTTCCACCAGCACCCCATACAGCACCATTTCCCCCAACATCCACTCTTAAATCACAACCAGTCTCCCAACTTCCTGTTCTTAAAGCACAAAAATTTGGATTGTGTGGAAATGATGAAGCAGTAGATCCAAATGTCTTATCAACATGTATTATAACTTTAGTTCCACTTGTATTATTTGGTCTATCGCTAGGTTCTTTGAATTTACCTATACAATTAACTGCATTAGAATTATATTTTGCAGTTCTAGCATTAACACGATATTCTGTACCTCCACTGTAACAATCAACAACTACATTTAATTTTTTACCACGAAAATCACCAAATTTAATCGTTCCAGATGTAGGAATACCAGTGTCAAGAGATCCAAATGACAATTCTCCAACAGTTTGTGGATAACTTCCAGTCTTTGGAGATCTATAAGAACCTAATGCTCTTGAAGAATTTGATCCAAATTCCGCTTCTATTTGACTAAAACTTAATGAACCTGATGATGGTAATGCCATAATTAGTTACAATTCTGCCATGCAGATCCATTATAGACCTGTAATTTATTTGTTGCTGTATTATAAATTACTGCACCTGCTGGTATTGCAGTTAAACTATTAATTCCCACAGTACCAAGTGAAGGTGGAACCATAAAACGCTTAGTTTCATCACCACCAGAAGCATCCGCAAAATCAACACCAGCTCTTGGTGTATCAGTTCCTAAACCTATTTTACCTTGACCTTGAACACTAAATCTTGATCCAGGAGCAATATTTACCTTGAATGGTATATTTGTATCAGCATCTACCCCAACTCCAAGTAATCTTGTTACTTTGACATCATAGAAAGTTGACAAACCAGATGTTGCATTAACATTACCAGTTAGATTACCAGTTACATTACCAGTTAGATTAGAATTAAAACTACCAGATATAGATAGATTTCCACCAATAGTAACATTACCACTAAACGAAGAATTACCACCAAATGAAGAAGTACCTACAACATTCAATTTATGTGTTGGATTTGTAATACCTATTCCCAAATTACCACTATTGGTAAGAGTCATCAATCTTGATGTATTACCACCTTTATGCCAATGGAAATCACCTTGTGCATTTCCAGCATTTCCAACACTAAGATAGAAGTTTACGTTACCAATATCATAATTGATTATATCAACTGCATTAGAATTACTATAAGGGAATGCAACAGCATTATTACCATATCTAAATGCAGCATTAGTGCCATTACCTGCACCTGCTACTCTACCAACAGAAACTATTGCAGCATCAGTATCACTGGTAACTCTTATTTGAGCACCACCAGCCTTTCTAACCTGAATATCAGTAGCAGGGTCATCAGTACCAACACCAACCAAAGGTGAGTTAAGTTCTGTTGTTGCTGTAATTACACCAGATGCAACGATATTAGTTGTATCTAATTGATTGTAAACAGTAACACCGACTCCAGAAGTTTTTAATTTAATACTTGTATTATGATATAACTGTGTCTCACCATTATGATCAACGTAAAATGATGTAGTACCATCATCACTAGATCTAAATCTAATATCATTAGAACATATTCTCAAATCCCCTGAAATATCATCTTGAACGTATGATCTGGTTCCATTATGATATAGTTTTAAATCTCCAGCATCACCAAATCTTAATTTACTATTATCATTGAATGATGAAGTAGCACCAAAAACTACATTACCAGTAAATGTTGATACTCCAAGTGTAGATACACCAGATACATTTAATTGATCTGTATCAGTAGTTCCTACTACATTAAGAGTGTTTGTTGTATCATTAAATGTAAGATCCTCACTATCAGTTAGGTTATCACTAGCATTTGTAAATGCAATTCTATGAGTACTTAATCCAACAATATTAACATTAGTTGCATTAACAGTAGTTGCTTTAATAGTTCCTTTAACATCTAATGTTGCTGTTGCAACAGTAGTATTAATACCAACATTACCATCATCTGCAATACGGAGTCTTTCACTTAAAGTTTCCCCACTCTTTCTAGTGTGGAATGCCATATAACCATCATCATAATTTGTATCATCACTACCAGTTACAAATTGGATTCTAGCAACATCATTTCCATTCCATCTTCCATCTATAATTGCAAACTGAGTATCTTTTGTTCTTCCAGAATCAAATGTAAATGAGTTAAATGAATTAGAAGTTGTCTTTAATTTTAAATTAGCAGCACCATTTGTTTTTAAAATATCTAAACCTGTGGCAGTTACAATACCAGATGCTTTAATATCACCTGCTGAACTGATACCAACACCATGCTCTCCACCATTAACATTACTACCAACTTGTAAAGTAAACTGTGGACTGGTAGTTCCCACACCCACCGTGCCGCCTGTATTGTAAATACTACTTACACCAAGACCTGCATTGGTATCTTCCCATTGTGATGTTGGCATCCCTTGTAGGAATCTAGCATCACCATAATAAGTTACTAATCCACTCG